GAAAGCGGCAATTGAACCGCCTAAAGCAGCCGATACGCCAGCGGTAGCCACGCCGGCAGCTACCAAAACTCCGCCGAAGCCCACGGCCCAGTCTGCACCAGTTTGTAATTTATCTAGTAATTCTTTTGCGTTCTTGTCTTTGGAGGCGATGGCCATGGCCACTCTGTAGGCATCAGCAAATTGGCCCGCGTCGGCAAATTGCTCTCGACAATTTCTCAGATAGACTTCATTTATAGGTTTGCACTTATGAAACTTATTCCAGTTCTCCATTATCATTTTCATATCAGACATTGGGCGTTCCTTAAATTGTGTACATGTAAGAAAAAGAATATTGGTCTCTAACAAAGCCCGGGCGGATTGAACCTTGTTGTGCCTGCTGTGGGACTTCGCCAAGCTCAGTAGAAACCTCTTTGTCGGGGTCAACAAATTCCGAATCTGTCGCGGACACTACGGCTTCTATATTCTCAAAGTACGGGCGTTCCTCTTCAATAAACTTACTAATATTAATCAAAGCGAGTTTGGCGGCGTTGATCCGATCATCATAGGGAGTTTCCATAGCACCCTCGATGGCGCCGTAATAGGAGGCGCCTTGGATAGTTTCAGCAATAACAATACCTTTTTGCCGTAGATACGAGAATAGTCTGTTTTGGGCGCCGTATACCAAATCGTTCATTGTCTCTTTTGGAAATGCTGTAATCTTGTTATTTTTAGAAGACATCACAATATCGATGTCAGCATGATCAAAAATCATTAAGTCGCCACTTAAGCTCTTTCTGATATTAAGCTCTAGTGTAACAGATGGTACAGGCTTTCTGGCGGCGACGCCAATCTTGATTTGTATTGGCTCGTCCAAGGGTATGAGATTAATCTTGACTGACATCTTCGTAGATTTCCTTTACAAGCTGCTGTGTTTTGAGCACAGTCATTATAACATTCTCACTGTTCATTTCTTTTGAGTAACCACTTAGACGATCCATAATTTGATCTGTTTTTTCACACATAGTTGAATCGGCTTTAATCTCGCCTATTTGTTTAGCTTCGCCTAATTTCTGTTTTAATCGGCTGATCTCTTCATTTAAATAGATCTTAAACTCCAATGAGTTGTCAGTGAATGAAGAGATATAGCGAGACAATAATGTTTTTTGTTCTTCTAACAGGCCGGATTCATATTTTTCATTAAATTTGTTGACAAATGATTTATAAACAATATTGTCAATCTCTCTGTTCTCAGAACTTTCTACCTCTGTTATTGACATATTATCAATTATTCTATTCTCAAGAATAACTTTTTCTTTTGGCGACGTTGTATTAAACATCTTGCTAATCGTGGCCAAAGCTTTATAATTTGGAACGAAGTTATTAAACACGGCGGGAGATATATTCTTATTTACATCGTTTATAACATCAGTCTGCTGAACAAACAACGCAGTAGGATCGATCATTCTTTTAGATAGGGAAGCTTCTTTTAAGATTTTTTCACTAATTTCGTGCTCAAGGCCTTGATTTTCATAAAGCGAACGGTAACATTCTAAATCCCTTTTAAGAAGTGAATCGGCATTAAAGTGTTCTCTGATTAGGTCCACGACCTTTTTGCTTCTTTCATTTTCGTTTTTTAAGACAGCGACTGTTGCTTCCTTTATTAATGCCTCATAAACAAAGGCAGTGTTGCGTTTCTTATTATGTTTAGCTTTCATCTTTTTGCTCCGTTAATATATCTTTTTTGGTTTCTAATTCTTCGAGAAGATTTGTTATTGAATTATTAACTTGTAAAAGCTTTTGTTCTTCATCTTGCTCTCTCAAAGAATAAGTAGGTTCTTCTTTTTCATAAATGCCTCTTGCAAGTGATCTGAGTTCGGCGCCGCCCAAATTATTGGTACGGTATGTGTTTGTTTCTGGTGTTGCAATACTTGCATAATTTCTTGTTCGGGCGCCCGCCGGGCGTGAATCGGTGCGCTGAGGATAATAGGTCTTCCCGCGGGATCCCGGTGTTAAACGAGGGGCATCTCTAGCCCCAGGAGGGGCCGCTAACAAGGCTGAGTCATCTGCATCATCTGCGGGGGCGCCCTCAGTGTCACCACCTAGATCCAATCCACCACCAGCGTCTCCGCCGGCTTCGGCATCACCACCGAGATCCAGTCCGCCGGCGTCGGCATCACCACCGAGTCCAAGATCTGAACCTCCGCCACCGAGAGCGGCAGCTTCAGCTTCTGCCACGCCTTGGAGCGCTGCATCTTGTTTGCGATCATAAAACATTTCTCTTTGGCAACGAATAAACTCTTCGTGTGACATGTTGAAAATATTTTCTGTGACCCACCGACGAGAGAAAAAGCCCTCTGTTGCAGAACCAGCAATATCAAATTTAGTCTTCCAGTGTTCTAACTCTTGAAGTTCAGCAATCTTGGAAGGATTGTTCAGAGACAATTTGAAATTGATAAGATCATCGCCGCGGAAACCAAGAGTATAAAGGTGAATAATGCCAATTTTTTCAAGTTCGTGTACGACTGTCCTTTGTAATCTTTGAACAGTACGTGAAAAACGTATATCTTTTTGTGCTAAAGTGGTCTTGTCTTCTGTGGCTCCCTCACCCATAGAAAGATAGGACTGGGGTACTTTTAAAGCTGAGAATAATTTATCTCTTAGATACTTAATATCATCGATCTCAGTTGTGTTGGTACCACCGGCAAGATTTTGGATGTCGGTGGCAGAGCCAGCGCGAACAGGAATGTAATAATCTTCTTCAATAGAAAGGGGATTATAACGTAGGTCAACTCGACCGGTATCTTTATTAACAATTGAGTGCCGCTTTAGTTGCGACACGATCTTCTGCATATAGCCTTCAACATCTTGGGGTGGAATGGCACCGACATCAATCTTAAAGACTCGGCGCTCGGATGAGCGTACAACACGGTAAGCCATCATTGCATCTTCCATAAGAGTAAGCTGTCTCCAAATTCGGCGGGCGGGTTCTAATACAGAAGTACCGTATGGAGAATATTTATCGTTGCCAAGAATACGGAAGTGGGCGACTTGCCAATTTTCAAATGTCATTCCTGCAGAATTCCACTGGTATTGGACATAGTTTGGGTTGGTCGAATCCAATCCTTCAAGTCTTTCTACGTCTTGGAGCGGCAGGGGGATGCAAGCTTGAATTCCCATCTTGTCATCAATGTCTAGAAACAGCATAAAATCGCCATACTTACACATTGTTCTACACCAACCAAATAGGTTGTATTCGATATTTAAGATATTATGATATAGCAATTCAAGTGTGGCTTTAATCTCCTCATTAGAACATTTAATGTTTAACATCGGGCGTAGATCAGAAAACGTCGTCATTTCATCTGCATAGATATCCATTGACGATGCAATTTCAGGCATGTATTCCATTTGATCAAAGTCTATATAGCGCTCGGCTCGACGTTGATTTCCAATTGCATTAGCAGCAATCGTGTCTAAGGGGTTATAGGTTTGCTTTTTAAACTGTTGTCCGGAAGCAGACTTAAATCTAGATGAAAATTTATCCAGATGCTGCCTACGGATCTTTCGGCCACTTTGAGAGCGATAGCTAACAATGGGGCCAGAGAATAGCTTTGTCAATGATTTGAACAAAGACGATTCGGTGTTAACTGGGTTTTTTCCTTTTCTTGGGTTTCTTGGTGCCATTTATTTTCTCACTTTATAATCCACATGTGTTGTTTGTATATGTTTTCGGCATCGGACATTTTATCCATAATACCGTCTTCTTTGTAACCAATTTGTCCTTTAATTTTTGTGTCAAAAGTGGTTCTTGAAGTTATTATAGCATCTACGAAGGCCTTCTTGTAGTTCAAATCTCTTTGATTAGTTTGCAGTGCTGTGTCTCGGACCCAACAAGCAATCGCAAGTGCCATAACTAAATCATCATTGTATCCTTTTAATGCTTGGGGTTTGCCATTTGTCCAAATAAACGTTCTTAATTCATTTGCTAAACGAGACGAATATGTAGTAATTAGTTTGTTTCTTATAAACTCTTCTAATTTAGCAACCACCAATGGTCGTGTCTTTGAAGATGTTGTGAACCCTGGGACAGCTGAGTTTCTGTGTTCGGCCATATGCTGTTCAATATATTCATGAGTTGACTTCACAGAATAATAAATATTTGGATAAGCATAATCAACAAGTTTATCTAAAACTGTGTATCCAATACTATTGTTCTCGATAACCATCATCGCATCTCCAAACTCTCGGCCGACTTGATTTAACATATTCGCGAATAGGTCTGGTGTTGGTTTACCCTGATACTCTCCGATAATTTGCATCGTCTCTAGCTTGATGATATGGAAGGTGGAGTAATCGGCACCATCGCCTCTTGCGACGTCGGCAGTCAACAGATAGCTACAAGAAGGATCGTGCTCTTCCCAGATCCAAAAATTGCGGTCAAAGGCTGTTCTGTATTTTGGTTCCGTAACATTTCCACTGATCCACTCAAGAGCATCCGGATCGATAACTGTCTCACCTGAAGTGTTGAAATTACATTCAAGCTCTTGTGCGATTTGTCGGCGGGACATGTTCCTAGTTTCTTTTTTAAACCACTCTTCATCGCGTTCCGGGTGGACACTCCACAATAAAGTTGTTAAATTAAAATCGTTTTCATTTGTCTCGGCGCCCACACATGTTTTATGAAACCAGTTACCAACGCCATTTGGAGTGGAAATCGCGATGCAGCGACCACCAGTTGACAGTGTGGGATACAGGCCAGTCCAAAGATCCTCAAGGCCGTCAATATGTGCGGCCTCATCAAGAACCAAAAGAGATAATGCTTCCGAGCGGCCGGCGTCACCAGAGGTAGAGGCGGCCTTAATTGTTGAACCGTTGGAAAGCTCAAATGAAGTACGGTTATCGGTAGTAATAGAAGAAATACGGATCCAATCGGGCAAGTTCTTCATAATGCTTTTAACTTTACGGACGAGGTTACCAGCAGTCTCAAACTTAGTTGCCATAACAAGAATAGATTTGTCACGGTGAAACAACATCATCCATACGATATACCCAGCGGTCAACGTTGAGATACCGAGTTGGCGGCCTTTATTAATAACATTAAAACGATAGTCGTTGAAGTCATCTAACAAGACGTCTTGATAATCAAAAGTATTAAAAAGGATTAGCCCGTGCATCGGGTGTGATATGCGGGCATATGTTTTAAGGAAGTAAGAGGGGTCTTTACCGCACTTAACTACTTCTTTTAATATTTCTTTTTTTGTTAATTTGAAACTCATACATCTTTTAATACTGCTATTAAACGCTCACGGCCGGATGGGAGAAAATGTCCGCGGCCATCTGTATAATCGGCTAGCTCAGAGTGCTGTAGACCGTCTGCTTTGGCTTGGTCAATTAATTGCTCGTCTGTCATCTGATCAATGTCGGAGGCATAGGCATCAGGGGCGCCCTTCATTACATCGTATTTTTCTTCGTCACCAAAACCAAAGTGATAATCCCCAGTCTCCCTCAACACATCCTTCAATATCTCTTTCACCTCTCTGAACCCTATTGGGGGCCGGTCTAGCTCGATATATTCGGGAGCAAGTTTTTCAATAACGCTTGTAAACAAATCTAACATTTCTTCTGGTGGCATCTTTTGAACAAGTTTGACAACCCTATCTTGTATGTTCTCTTCTTGCGAGTCTTCTCCGGACCATGGTCCTGGGTATGTTTCATCGGGTGGGCCTGAACGATCTTGAAATCCGGAATATTCACTTTCTGGGGCGTCATCACTTGGTATCGGCATCGTCTCAGCAGATCTATCAACATTCGGATCCACCGGTGTTTGGGCGCCCTTTTTGCTATGGCCGTAATCATCCCCGAGCCAATCAGGTTTAGGCCCCTCCTTCCGGATCCATGCCAACATTTCCTCTACCTGTTGTGGGCTCAATGCTTCTTCGAGGGCCTCTTCTTTTATGTACTCTTCTAAGATAATCTGTTGCAGTTTGGACTTAGCTATTTTCACTTTACGATTCCTTTTTTCTAGAATCATTCTCCGGGCGTTTTCCACCTTTGCCATTCCAGCCGCCTTGGTCAAGGAATGTTTTAAAGCTATCTTCTAAACGGTCTTCAGATGGTTGACTGTAAGCCATATCTTCAGCTAGGCCACCGATCTTATAGTGCATCTTGGCTGTCACCCAGCTTCGTATTCGGGACGAATTCTCAACTCGCACATCAATTTCTCCCGCTTTTGTTAGTGTTACGCCACTGCCCGTGATTTTCTTATACTCTTTCTTGAGAAACTTTACAATATCAGCGATATTCTGTTCAACTTCTTGTTCGAACCCGTTGGCATATACCTCGCGAAGTTGAACTTCGGAATGGTATCCAAGACACAGCATATTGCCGTAGAAGGTGACATTAAAGCCGTCCATAACCCTTTTGTCAATCAGGGGCCGGCCTTCCTCGCGTTGGAGACCAACCTTCACGGCTTCTCCATTTTCATCTAATGCTCCATCGTAGGCATTGGCTGCTGCCTGTGATAAGCCTTGTATAATTTCGTAAACTGTTGCCATTACTGGTCTCCTTTAGTTTTCTTGTATTGTAAATAGTGTTTAACAGAAGAAAGGTAATCAGAGGCTTTAGTGATTTTGGCCTGTACCCAAGCATCTAATTCTTCTCCATCGTGAATCATTTGTTCTAGCTCCGACGCATATTCGGCGGTGCGATATAACTGCGACTTTGCCATTTGCGATTCATCCTGATCATAGTCACTGGTCATTTGTGGTAATGGTTGTGTGGGGGGCAGTTGCGGGTCACCGCAGCCTTCACCGAGGTTTTGGTCGGCATCAGCACCGCCCGGGTGCAGCCTTTTTTCCAGCAAATCAAAAACAATTTGAATAATATTTCTTTTATTATTTAAATCCATCCCGGGCTCAGCGGCGAGGCCGAGCATATATTCATAAACTTTGGTGGCGATGGTTCGTTCTTGCGGAGTTGTCTCGGCCGCGGTTTGTTTGCCGACATCTCGGGTTTTCTTGGCGGCCTTTCCTACGCCAGTGCTGCTACGATCTTTTTTAACGTTTATGCCGCCGGGGTCGGCTTCGGCTGGGGGTGGGGTGGGGGCTTCGTCCAAAGCTTCTGCTATAGCATTTCTTATATCACTTTTTGTTATCTTCATTTGGTCTCCATCCTTCATTCCACCTTACTTCACGTTGCTGTACATATTTATAGTAGCATTTTTCGCAGCATTCAAACTTCATCAAACAAACATTATCCATAGATTTTTTGGGGAACTCTCCACAAACAGGACAAGATTGTATAGATTCTCTATTAAGTAGTTTTTTTGATACCTTTATGCCATTTATATCTATTTTCTCACTAGACTCTTCGTTATGCTTGGTTTTTTGATATAAGGCCTTCACTTGTTCAAGGTATTCTTTTTCTTTATTCTCATCCCAATTCGCCCTAGGGTTTTGAATTGTCTCTTCGCCATATTTTTCAGCAATTGCCTTTTCTATCGCAGCAATTTGATCATGATTTTTGTTCATTTTAATGCCCTATATGCGCCATATGAGGTCGCAGTACCAATGAGGATCCCACCAGCAAAATATAACCATTTGTGACGGGGAGATGTTTTTTTTAGTGAGTCTACAAGTATATTAATTTCTTTATCTTTCTGCATTATAAACAAATCGTACTCATCTGTTAAGGATTTATGTTCTATTTTTAAGTTTTCTAACTTAAAATCGTACTCTTCTTTTTGAATCTTTAATTGGTAATCGGTCTTTATGTCACAAGCATACATGGCAAGATCGTAATCTGATAGCATCTTTGCCATGGCTTTCTCGTCAAAGAGGACACCGGCAAATGGTGCCGGCGCTTTGTATTCTAAAATTGTAAACTTAGCAGCCTCGGTTGCATTTGCCGAAAGACTCAACATCAAAAGAAGATTAAGGAACATATTCAATACCAAACTTTGTCTCTATATCTTTAATTAGTGCTTCCTTATCATGTCTGAACTTTCTTTTATACTCGTTATTCTTTTTCTCTCGAAGCGATTCGAGTTCTTCTTGGGCATTTTCATACTCTTCTTCGATTGCGGCAATTGATTCTAAGAAGTTTTCCATCAACAATTGCTTCTTTTCTATTTCTCGCTTGTGGATTTCTTTTAAGCCTTCGATCTGGGCTTCGTGAGATTCTATTTGAGTTTCATACGCGGTCTGCATAAGTTTATAGTCGCGACCATTCTTTAGGGCCACAACGATCAAAAGCAACACTATTAGTATTGCCTTCCAATTCTTCAGAACAAATTCTAGTATCTTCTGCTTAATCATTATATCCTTTTAACCGGGCAATACCATCAATAACTGTTTGGCCTCCAATATAGATTGCTGAGATAATCACCCAGTCTTCGCTGGTGACGTGCTCTGTAAAGGTTAATACCGTAGCTGTTAGCCACACCATCAATTTGCGTGATGTTAATTTAGCTAACCATGTATCTACGAATGCTTGTGCTTTTGCCATCATTATTGCCTCTCTTTTAAAATGTTTTTTAATTCTTCGCGGATAACCTCTTCAACAGAATACAGCTTTTTTAAATATCTTTTAGCTTTTGAAACAGAGCTAGAACAGCCCTTCTTTTTGCCCTGTGAGCCATCGCGCATTTTCTTGTATACACACTTACCGACTCGCTTATAAGGCATTAGCTTGCTTGTGCTTATGCCACAAAGCCGACACAACTTTATCTACAAAATTTTTGAAATCATAGCTTATATCATGATCTACTGCATTGCCCCAACCATCAATCTCAACTTCCGCTTCATTGGCGGCGATTTGAGTGAGGCGCTTTTCATCAGCCATAGTCAGTCTGGGTTCTTTATTGGGCTCTCCAAAGTCTTGGAGTCGAATGCCCTCTTCCCAAGCAAAATCAGCTATCGTCTCTGGGGCAACGCCGTCTAGGGTTCCCTGTTCTTCGTTTAAGTGCTTTCGCCAATTTTCAAATAGTTTTTTCATGTCGTTAATCCATTCATATCTTTCATCGCGCTTTTCTTTCCCTTTCCCATCTATCTCTCCTCATATTTCCGTGTCCGTAGTACCTGTCCAAGAGTTCGGCCATGTCGCGCGGCCAGTTTTTGAAGTCTTCGCCAAAATCTTTAAGAAGCTGGAGCGCTTTGTTTTGGTCCTTTTGGCGCGCTGGCGGCCAGTTGGCGCCAGTCACCCAAGCCCATTCCGCGCCCACTTGGCATTTTTGTTCTTTGGCTGCTTGGACAGCAGCGATTGCCGTTGTGCGCGCGATGGGGACGGCTTCTCGCTCTTGTTCTTGCTGCTTAGCTTTTTCGTCGTTCCAATCGGAGTCTAGTACGCTCGGGAGTTGTTCGTGGTGGATGGTGATGGCTTCCTCATACAATTCTTTTAATCTCGCAATCTTTTTAGACCACTCACCGCAAGTCTTTCCACCATGAGCACGGCGTTGAAAATCTATATTTGGCACATTCTCATCCAAATCATCTCTATATGTTGTCTCGTGTAAAAAATACCGAGGGTCAATTCTTTTTGTGTTTTTTCTTATAGCCATTATATTATTCCTTTTATTCTGCGCTATAGCTAAATCCGCCGGCGGAAGGGCCGGTTCGAGAACCTAGTGTGGCGTTGTCATCCTTTGTTTGGCTAGCAATATCTTCTGCCCGGGCATAGTAAGCTTCACCGGTGAACCCGCTAGCAATAGCTTGTTTCAGATCCTCGTAAAAACCAGCGCCTTTGGGCAGAACATGCACCTGAAGAAGACCTTCGGGGGTGCCTCCCCAACCCTTGGTGATTACAATACTCTGTCCCGGTTTCGCAAGTTGTCCACCGCGTGCAGCGTCTAATCCACTTGGGCCTACGACGCGAGCGCCGAGCAGCGGCCCTTGTTCTGATTCTGTTAAATCTCTATTCGTCGTCTCGTTTAAAAAATAACGAGGGTCAATTCTCTTCTTGTTTTTTCTTATAGTCATTATATTATTCCTTTCATGTTGCTAATCCATTCATGCTTAGTATCGCAATCAATCCAGGCACATTCTTTCTGACATAAACGCCAGAGAACAGTGTCTCGCATCGACCGCCGACATAAGCGATTGCCGACTCAATATTCTTGCTGATTTTTGGATCAGCCACCATCTCCTCCGACACAACCAGCACCAACGAACCTGCAGCAGCCTTACCCTTGGGCGGAGGACATGCAGAACGATTCATGCAGTTGTGAAGAATCACCGATCCAAGCTTAGCTGTATTTGGATCTTTTATCATAGTTGAACCTAGAAAGGCTCGACCGTCA